GCGTTCAAATGGTGGTATGATTATAACGCCGGATTGGTAGAGGCGACACGATTAACGCAACAATTTACCGGGAAAGAGGGCGACGATTTGAAAGCGTTCAGAAATGAAGTACAAGCCGTTGCAGATGCGTTTAACGTTGATTTCAAAGAAACGATTGTTGCCGCAAATGCACTTGCAAAGCAATTTGGAATTTCCGCAGATGAAGCGTTGAAATTGGTAAAAGACGGATTTATTTCCGGTGGAAATGTTACTGGGCAATTTTTGGATAATTTGAAAGAATACCCGGCATATTTTAAAGAGGCGGGAATATCAGCAGACCAATTTGTTGCGATAGTAACACAAACAAATAAATCCGGGGTATTTTCTGACAAAGGTATTGACGCAATCAAAGAGGCAAATTTGAGATTGCGAGAAATGACGACAGCAACGGCGGCGGCTTTGGACGGAATCGGTATTTCGTCGGAGCAAGTACAAAAGGATTTGCAGACCGGAGCCAAAACAACGTTTGATGTAATGCGTGATATTTCGGCAAAACTGAATGAATTACCGGACAGCGCAACGCAGGTTGGAACGGCAATTGCTGATATTTTCGGCGGTCCCGGAGAGGATGCAGGATTGCAGTATTTGCGCACGTTGAAAGATATTTCAACAAACATGGACGAAGTAAAAGGGAAAGCCGGATTGTTAGGACAATTGCAAGAGGAACAATTGCAAAGCCAAATTGAGTTGCAAAACGCATTATCCGGATTGTTTGACGCAACCGGAGGAAATTTTGAAACGTTGACAACGCAGGCAAAAGTTTTTGTTAACCAAGGATTGACGGCGATAATAAAAGGGGTTATTGATGTTGTCAATTACTTGATTGAGTTATACAATGAAAGTGTTTTGATACGTGCAATTTGGAATGGGATTGTTGCCGGATTCAAAACAACATTTGATACGTTGGGAAATTTGTTTGGATTCTTTATTGATATAGTCAAAGCAACCGGAACCGCATTAAAGGGGGCGTTTACGTTAGATTTTGACGACGTAAAAAAAGGATTGGCAGATTATGCAGCAGCGTACGGAAATTTGGTTAAAGCCCAAGTTAAAGACATAACAGAAAATTTCCAAGAGGGTTTGGAGGGTATGCAAAAGAAAATAAAACCGTTAACAATCCCGGTTTCTGTTGGAGATACCCCGACGCCACAAACAGACAATAAGCCCGTAACGACACAGAACCCAACCGTAACGCCAAGGGGTAAAAGCGATGCGGAAAAGGCAGCAGAACAACAAGCAAAGCAAATTGAAGCGGCTTATAAAAAGAATTTGGAGGCAACCCGGAAATTGCAGGATGCACAATTGCAGTTGGAAACCGACGAATGGGCAAAGCGTCGCCAACAAACGCAATATCAGTATTCCCGCCAAATTGAGGATTTACAACACCAATTGCAGACCGAAAAGGATTTGAACGAAACCGGACGCCAAGCGATAAACGCCACAATTACGGCGTTGGAACAGCAACAAACCGAGGCATTATTGAAAATCGAACAAGACCGACAATTGCAGGAATTGGCGTTGCAGAAAGAAAGCATTGAATTACGTTTGCAAGCAGTCAAAGAGGGAAGCGAGCAGGAAAGACAATTGCGGATGCAGTTGTTGGAAAACGAAAGACAAACCGCATTATTACAGAACCAACAGAAACCGACCGGGCAACAGCAAGACGCCGGGGCGATTAATGCAAGTTTTGGCGCAAAGGGAGCCGGAATTGCGGACGAATATTTGCAAGCGCAATTACAGATATTCGACCAACAACAAGCGTTGGCACAATCGGAGTTTGATTTGTTGAGAAATTCAGAAGCCCGGAAAACTCAATTCCGTTTGCAAGCAGAAAAGGAACGTTTGCAAAAGGTTTTAGAATTAAATCAGCAAGCCGCCAATAAATTGTCTGATGTTGAGGTACAAACAATTCAAAACACTATTAAAAAAATAGACCAAGAAATTGAGCAATCCAAAGGGGAGGAACGAGGAACAGACATTTACGGTTTGTTTGGGCTTAATTTGGACGACGACCAAAAAGAGGCAATTAATACGTCTATGCAATACGCATTGGATGCGTTAAATACATTCACGGCGGCACGTGTTGCCGCAGCAGATGCAGCCGTTGAGCAAGCGGATAAAGAGGTTTCCGCCGCACAATCGGCGTTGGATGCAGAATTGGAAGCAAGGGCAAACGGGTACGCCAATAATGTTGTACAAGCGCAAAAGGAGTTGGATTTAGCAAAGAAAAACCAAGAAAAAGCGTTGAAAGAACAACAGAAAGCGCAAAAACAGCAGGCAGCAATACAAACATTGCAGCAAATCGGAAACATGGTAACAGCAACGGCGTTGATATGGTCGCAATTAGGTTTTCCGTTTGCAATACCTGCAATTGCCGTAATGTGGGCGAGTTTTGCAGCGTCTAAAATCAAGGCGGCGCAATTGGCAAAACAGACCGGAGGAACCGGAGGAACGGAAACATACGGCGACGGTACCGTTGAACTTTTGGAGGGCGGTTCGCACCAAAGCGGAAATGATATTGATTTAGGAACGAAACCGGACGGAACCCGCCGACGTGCCGAGGGAGGCGAATTTTTCGCCGTGATAAATAAACGAAGTTCACGCCGTTTCAGAAAGATAATACCGGACGTTATCAATTCGCTAAACAATGGTACGTTTGCACATAAGTATTTAAAATCCTATTCAGACGGCGACGGTTTGACGTTAAACGTTACCGGACAAAGCCCAGATTTACGCAATTTGTCGGATGATGTAAGGGAAATTAAGGAACAGAACCGACGACGGGTTTACGTGGATGGCGACGGAAATACGATTGAAAGTTACAAGAATTTGAAACGTAAAATAAAAAGACTATGACACCAAAATATAGATTCTTTTTGCAGATAGGGGAGGACGGAACCAAACAAACCGTCCGCCCCAATTATAAGGATGATTTAACGTTGGATTATGAGTTGGAAACAAATCAAAGGTTTTACCGGGCTAAATTGTCCGGTAAAATAAACTTTGTCCGTGCTGATTACGATATTATCAATGACGCCCCGTTTGATTCTGAATTTTTCCTATATATCGAAAAAAGCGATGATTGGGGACAAACATACAATCAATACTATAAAGCAAAGTTTATGAAAACGGATTGTACGTTTAATGATGATGATAAATTGGTTACGGTACAGCCGGAAACAATAGACCAATACAACGACGTTTTGGCAGGATTGGAAAAGGAATACAATTTAATTGAGTTGACCCCACAAATCGAATATCTTACAATAAGAAAACGCCCATTGATACAAATATACGTTCCCGGAGATAGTATTGTTTCGTGCTTTTTGGGCGGCACGAATTGGGAACAAGACGCAAACGCCACGACCGACCAAAACGCATTAGTTGGTACATATCATTTTGCATTGTGCAATATTTTGAAAGAAATACAGATTACGCCGAATGGTTCCCCGTCGGCAATAGGCGGATTGTATATCGGACGAATGAAAACTGGTGCAAATGCGAATAATTTCGAGGGGAATTTATACCCGGGATTAAACGTAGATTATTATATCTATATTTCGCAACAAAGAATTGAGGGTTTACCGTTTGGGGGTGTTATAGCCGAAATACGCAAACGTTCCGATGATACGGTAATGTTTCGCTATTCAAAGGCTACAATATCTCCTTTTGATACGTTGGAGTTTGATTTAACCGCTGTTGAGGGGTCCGGCGCAACGGGTACAATGCACGCCGATATGAAAAGTTATAATATATACGCCCGGTATTTGTGCGACGTGGAGAAAATCGACGACCTTAATACATATCCATTGCCCGCCGATGATATAGTTGATAATAACCGTAATTACCGCCGGGTAATTGGTTACGCAATCGACGTGGCATTTATATCTAATAATTTTTCAGATACGCCGACCGAGTGGGGATTAGCCGACAGTGGAAAGTATTTTGAGCCGCCTTATTCCATATATGGACAAACGTTTTATCCAATCGCCCGGTCAACGTGGCGTTATGCGTCGTTATGGTTTGGGTTTTATCTGATGGATTGGATATTAGAGGAAAAAGCCCGAAAAGCATATACTTTGCGTGATGCGTTTACGTTATCGTCATGTATCAATGTATTGTTAAAAGAATTTGCCCCCAGAGTAACGCATGAAGCGACGCCGGAATACAGCCAATTTCTTTATAACAAAAACAATCCTATTTCCGGGCGGTCATTTAAGTTGCTAATAAGTCAGAAAAGTAATATCATTAATGGCGAATATAAAACCCCGGCGCGAAAAGCCCCGATTACATTACAACAGATTATGACGATGTTACGGGATATTTACAAATGTTATTGGTATATTGAGAACGGAAAATTTAAGATTGAACAAGTAAGTTGGTTTAGAAATGGCGGTTCGTATGGATATAACCCAATTATTGATTATGATTTAACGCAGTTAGAAAACGTTAGGAATGGCAAGAAATTAGCTTTTGCGACGTCGGAATATTCATTTGATAAAGTAGATATGCCGGAACGTTACCAATTTGAATGGATGGACGATGTAACAACGCCATTTGAGGGGTTGCCAATAGAAATTACGTCAAAATATGTAACAGCCGGAAAGATAGAAGAAATAAATATTTCCAATTTTACGTCTGATATTGATTTGATGTTGTTAAACCCCGGTGCAATTAGTTCGGATGGATTCGCATTGTTTGCGGCGGTTACACCGTCCGGCGGAGGACAATTGGAATTGCCGTTTACAAGACAAACCGTTGATAATGTAGAATACTATTTGCAAAACGGTTATTTAGCGTTTTGCAATATACAACCGACATATTGGGTTTATGATATGCCCGCACGGAATTTCAAAATAAATAATTCCCCATATTATGCTATGGGAGGATTGGAACGTAAAAAGAAACAAACATTGAATTTCCCGGCAGGAACCACAGACCCAAACCCGATGCAGTTAGTTAAAACATATATCGGTAACGGACAAGTTGATAAACTTTCAGTAAATTTGTGTAGTCGAAACATTAAAGCAACGTTGAAATATGATACAGAATAACAATATAAGCGTTTTACCGTGGTACACGTCAATAAATGAACAGAACCATAGGAAAAGTTACGCATACGGCGCAATTTACCCGTTATTTGCCCCGGCTGATAGATTGTTGCCGTTTCAGATAATAAGAAACACACGGTCAAACAATGTTACGTCAGTGGTATTGTATGAAAAAACCGGAAAGCAAGTTGCAAATATAACGAGGTATATGAAAGAAACCGGATTGCAGATTATCCGGTTTCAAACATTGGGTTATGATGTTATATTGTACCCGTCAATATTACCTATGCCATTAAATCAGTTGGACGGAATATATTATATGAAGTTATCGGATGGCGTGCAAACGTGGTATTCTGAAATGTTCACGGTCGTACAAGATGTTTCCGGTTACTTAAAAATACAATGGTGGGACATTGAAAATTTAGTGTTTGACGCCGGACAAATAGTATATAAAAACCCGGATTTTAAAAATACGTTGTACCTTTGTACAGAGTTGGGAAAACCGGATTATGAATTTGAAGAGGACGGCGAGGAAAGGGACGGTTATTTTTTTCCGGAAAAACAAATTTCGGTAAAGACGTTCAAATGTACTATATTGGCACCGGAGTTCCTTTGCGACGTTATGCGTTTTATTCGTATGGCTGATTACATTCATATAACGGATAAATACGGCAGGGAATACGATTGCGACACGTTTCTAATTACCCCAAAATGGCAAACGCAGGGAGATTTGGCGAGCGTCGAAATTGAGTTTAAAACAAATACCGTCGTAAAGAAAATAGGACGTGGCTATATTAAAAGCAATAAAGGAGATTTTAACGGAGATTTCAATAATGATTTCAAAAACAATTAAATTATCGAATTATGGGAAATTATGAACAATTAACAGCATCAATTGCCGCCGTTATCAAAGCAAACGGCATGCAGAAAATTACGGGGAACGTGTTGCAGGCAACGTTGTTGTCGCTGATTCGCAATATAGGCGACAACGCTACATTTGCCGGAATGGCAACACCCGATACAAACCCCGGAACACCCGACCAAAATATTTTTTATTTGGCTGCACAACCGGGGGTTTACTCTAATTTTGGAGGCGTGGAATTGACCGACCAAGTTCTAATCTTTACCAATAAAAATGGTATTTGGGTAAAGAATGAATCGGGTATTGCAACATCGGGAAAAGTTACCAAGTTAGAGAATAAAATAGAGGGATTGAGTATTAAGGCGTCAGAATATGTTATTGGTAATTGGGCAGAAGATAATCCCCCGAAAGCTACCAGCACGGATGGGTATTTAAGATGTAACGTACCCTACCAAATTGACGCAAATACAAATGACGTTATTAGCATGTATAATTCACAAGGGAAAAAAGTGAGAATTGCCGATTATAAATTGACAATTAAGTTGACAGACGCAAACGGTAATAAAGTGAATTGGAGTTACCAAAATTCGGGGAATGATATTCTACCGTCTGCTAATGCAAAATTTTTATATATACATACTTCTACACCATCCACTATAAGTGATATTGATGGTTTTTTCTTTTTAGGGATGTTTTCTAAAAAGATAGTAGACTACATAATAGAACTTGATAAAAGAAGTAAAGAGACAGAGGAGCAGTCAGAGGAAAATAAACGACAAATTGAAGGGCTTATAAATGCCGCTAAATTTAATTATACGCTTACTAAAAGGCTTAATGCTTATGCCAATAGTGCTTACGTTGGAGATTCATTAATAGACAATCCTCGTTCAAATAATACTAATAGCGCATTAGAAGTATTAGATGTTTCCGAAATAGAAGATGATACGGTTATTTATATTCTTGATTCATTAGGTGTAAATAGTTTTGATGGATGGACGTTTAAATTTTTTGGCGCAGACAATAACCGAATATTAACATCTATCGGAGGAAGTACAGGTACGAATGACAGAGGGTACATAAAACCTAATGGGGCGGTAAAATTAGGGCTTCATTTTTCTAATTCAAGAATAGAGGGGGATAAGGTGGAATTTCTTAAATCCTTTTCTATTCAAAACATACCTTATTCGCAAAAGAGCGTTTATGAACAAATTGAGGATGTAAATAATAATGTGAAAAACAATAAAGAAAATATAAATCTATTAGGCGAAAGAGTAACGGTATTAGAAAACAAAGACAGCACGTCCTACAAAGAAGCATTGAAGATCCTTTTTATAGGCTCTTCGTTTGGAGTTGACACGGTGAGAGAGGTTGGTAATATATGTAAGTCTTTTAATAAAGATGTAATTATTGGCAACGCATATGTTGGGGCTGCAGCATTAGGGGTTTTTATAGCAAGATGGGAGTCAGGTTGGGGTGTCACTTACTATAAGTGGAAGTATCAAGCAACGGATTGGGAACAATATAATGGCACTACTGGCAAATGGTCAAGTGAGCCAGGCTCTGATATAACAGATGAAGGAAAACCAGCACCAGCAAATGACACGGTAAAGATGGATTGGATATTAGCCGATGAAGCATGGAATTTTGTTATTCTGCAAAACGGGGCATATCAATCGCCATACCCCGACCAATCTGCATTTTGGGAAAAGGGAGAAGATGGAATAATAACAAATAATATTGTACAAGAACTTATAGATAAATGTAAAAAAGCAAGTCTTTATAGTAATCCCGTATTTGGGATGAATATGGCATGGGCATTTTCTGTATATCATACCATTTCCGATTCTCATGGACCAAGTGGGGCAGATGATGACAAGTGGCTTGATTATGGCAGCAATCAAAGGGAAAGACAAATAGGTATGTGGCGTAATATTGCCAAAAACTACAAGGACTGCATATCCAATTGCCCGGATGTCAAATTCATCATTCCATCCGGAACAGCGGTTCAGAATGCAAGAACTGTCACACAACTAAGACAGTCTACAAATTATGCTTCCGCTTCACCTGCAATCCCAACTATTCAGGAGGCTGAAACTATTACCGATTTGACTACCGTTTCTGATACTTATCCGTTTATGAACAACGTGGCGAACTGGAGGAACAAGAATGACTTTACTCGTGATTCCATTCATGCGGATTTTGGCATAACAAGATATTTGGTTGCCGCAACTTTATTCCAATCTTTTATGGCGAAAATATACAATCTTGATATCGCAGACTGTAGCTATAGAATATCTCAAGGAGTGGGAAATTACATAGAACAATTGTGTACCGCCGTAACGGATGATAATATAAGTTTGATAAACAAGTGCATTAAAGAGGCTTGTAATAAACCATATGAAATAACTACTATTTCTTAATGTAGAATAACCATGTATGTTTGATATGGAAAGACTTATGAATTGGGAACAATGGCGTATAATCGCCATTTCCACGGTTAGCCCGTTATTTGGGTATTTAACCCCGACAAAGGGTTTTGTTTATGCGTTAGTAGTAATGTTTGCGTTCAATATTTGGGCGGGAATGAGGGCGGACGGCGTTGCGATTGTGAGATGCAAAAACTTTTCGTTCCGTAAGTTTAAAAACGCATTGTGCGAATTTCTGTTGTATCTGTTTATCGTGGAGGCGATTTTTGTAATAATGAAAAATTGCGGCGATGAAAATGCGGCGGTTATCGTGGTAAAATCACTAACATACGTGTTTATGTATGTGTATTTGCAAAATGCGTTCCGCAATCTGATTATTGCGTACCCCCGGAATTTGGCGTTACGTATTATTTACCATGTTATCCGTTTGGAGTTTACAAGGGCTTTGCCGTCGCATTTGAAACCGATAATTGACAGATTGGAAAAAGAATTAGGGGACGACCCCGACAAAAACAATAAAAAGAAAGGAGAAAAAGAAAATGAGTAAAAACATATAAAAAATTTAAATGGAGTTATGAAACAGAAAGTAATTATTCTTGATGGAGGTCACGGCGTGGATTGTGCCGGAAAACGTTCCCCCATTTGGGGGGACGGTTCCCAATTGTTTGAATGGGAGTTTAACCGTGACATTGTACGCCGTATTGCGGTGATGTTAAAAGCCGATGGCGTAAAGTTTGCAATTTTGGTACCGGAGGAAACCGACGTATCATTGCCGGAACGTTGCCGACGTGCAAACGTTATCCATGCAGATTGCGGCAATAATGCCGTTTTGTTTAGCGTTCATGGGAACGCCGGAGGCGGCACCGGGTGGGAATGTTACACAAGCGTAGGACAAACGAAAGCGGATGCAATCGCAACCGTTCTTTGCGAAGAAGCGGAAAAGGAGTTTGCCCCGGACGGTTGGAAAATGCGTTTCGATTATATAGACGGCGACCCGGACAAAGAAAGCCAATTTTATATTCTGAAACATACGGTTTGCCCGGCGGTTTTATCCGAAAACTTTTTCTTTGATAATGAAAAGGATTGCCGTTTTATGATGACGGACGCAGGGCGTGAGCGTATCGCCAAAGTACATTACAATACAATAAAACGTATCTTATGAAAAAATATCTAATAATAGCGGCAATTGCTTTGGCGGTTGCCGCCGTTGTCACTATATGGGTGCAACGTTCCCGGATTAATACGTTGACCGGGGAAAGGGACAAATACAGAACCAACACGGAAACGTTATTGCAGGACGTTTCCCGGTACCAAACAAAAGATAGTTTGAACGCCGCAAAAGTTGGGGTTTTGGAACTGAAATTGTCAGAGTTTGAACAATACCGGGCGAGCGATGCGGAGTTGATAAAGACGTTGCAGACAAAGAACCGGGATTTGGAACGGGTTACAACAACCCAAATGGAAACAATCAACGAATTGCGGGCAACCGTCCGGGATAGTGTTGTATATTTGCCCGGCGACACGGTTACGACCGTTTTACGATGCGTCGATATTGTCGAACCGTATTTTGAGTTGCACGGATGCGCCACGCCGGACGGACAATTTACCGGGACGCATATAAACCGGGATAGTCTGTTGATTGTCGAAACGGTGCAATACAAACGTTGGTTAGGTTTTTTATGGAAAACAAAGAAAATCAAAAATCGGCAAATTGATGTAGTTAGCAAAAACCCCACAACAAAAATATTAGGGGTTGAGTTCATAACCATAGAAAAGTAATAAACCGGGGGTTGTAACAAGGCGTTGCAACCCCTTTTTCTATTGAGCCATTTTTAGACCGTTTCCGGGCATTTTATTTCAAAGTGGATAATTTACCCGTCCAGCTTGCAAAAGTCGCTTAAATCGAAAATTCCAAGAAAATAACTCTTTTGGAACCAAAAACAAAACTTTTTGAAGTTTAAGCCAAAAATAAAAGATAAAACTTTTGGTAATTAAAATAAAGGTTGTATATTTGCATCTTCAAACAAGAACGACCGGGCGTTTTCCCGGAAAATAGAGAGCGAAACAATATGAATACTCAAAGCATTTATAACGGATTAGATTACACAACAAAAGATATTAACCGCAATTTCAAAATCAAGGTAAACGGAATTGTAAACGGCAAAAAGGTTAATGTATTGGTTGGCGTGTCCGGTTTAATAAAGATTGTCGGCGACATTAAGTTAGTCAATCGCTTATTAAAACGTGCTTTCAATTGTTACGGAGACAAAGAGGTTTGCAAATTGCGCCGAGGCGTTAAAATCACTTTCTATTGTCAGTAAACAACGACGGGGCGTTTTCCCCAGAACAATATAAATTTTCAATCATGGCAAAGTACATTTTAGTTAAGAAAGTAAAGGGAAAGAAATACGAGTACCAAGTTATTGACGTCGATAGTAAAGCGATTGTTTCAAAAAGAACGTCCGCCCGTGAATATGTGGCGTGTACCGCCGACGGGTCGTTTTATTTCGGTCGTTTGGATTTAATCGGAAAAGGCGACCACGGCAAACGTTTAAGCCATGCGGCGGCAATATTGGCAAACCCAGAAAAAGAGTACAAAAAAATGGTTGCGTATTTTACGCCGGATTATCGGGAACTATGGAAGAAAGTAAACCCCGCCGAACAATGGATTGCCCGAAACGTTGAAAGTGCAACAAAGGAAAAAGAGAGATTAAACGCAATTGCATATTTGCAGTAATAACAAGCCGGGGGCGCAATCCCCCGGCATAATCATTTAGAGCGATGAATAAAACGAAACGTTACCGTATCAACCAATCGAAGTATCAACAAATCCAAAAGGCAAACGGCGGGTTGTTCCTACTTTATACCCGGCATAAACCGGGCGACGTGTTGAGCCTGTTATTAGATGGCAACGATATTGGGTTGTTTTGCCAAATAGAGAGTTGCAACGACCGATATTATAAATATTGCCGGGTAATATGAGCCATATTAAAGAACGACAACAAGAATTGCAACCGGGACGTACAGAGTACGCAATTACCCGGTTGCGGTCGTTGGGTTATCCTGTTATTGAGATAAACGCCACGACCTTACAATTTACGTTCCGGGGGTTCCCGGTTACGTTGTACCCGTATTCCGGTTGGTTTACGGGAAAAACCGTTAAAGATGGACGGGGAATTAAGAACCTATTAAAACAAATACCCATGCGATTTGCATTAAGACGACAGGAAAAAATAAAAGCGGCTTTTGAGCCAAACGGGGACGAAATATTAACCCGAATAAAAGAAAGTTTAACCCGGTATTTTTCCGCCGACCGTTCGGATTACCCGGAGGGATTACGCACCATTGAGGACGATTTTAACCAATTGCCCGGCGAACCGTACCCAACCATTGCAATAAACGACGTCGGTAATAATAACCGTATGATTGAGTTCTTTGTTACCGGGAAACAATACGACGTTTACCATGTAGCATTTAAGGGATTTACAAAGGGATAAAAGAGAACCCCCGACGCAATGAAGTAACGCCGGGGGTTGGTACGCAGTAACCGAGAGCGATGTTGTAAGGTTATGCGGTGCAACAAAATTAGTGCTTTTTATCTGTATTACAAGCGTCCAACGTGAACAAATAAAACTTTC